TGACACAGTGAGGAAGCCGCCGTTGGATGGAATGCGGTATTTGGAATCCCCGTAGGGAGCCAGCAGCGCAAAGCCGTCCTCACCAACGGACAGTTCATTGCCGTTCGTGAAGACCTGCTCCGATGTGGAATCGTTGCAGAAGTATAACCGGCCCCATCGGATGTGTTTTGTAGGTCGGCCCATAGCAAAGGCAACTTATGCCTTCGGTGCCGATGAAATCCCCGTTAATACATTGGTCGCAAGATGTTTCTCCCAAACTAACCCGAACTGGGTAGGGTTTGCGAGAATTCGCTTGGCTCTCTCGGTCGCGTTCAGCTGCCAAGTCTTCAACGCGTTCAGCATTTTGCCCGCGTCGTCCATCTGCAAAACGTCCTTCAACGTGTCGGCAATGCTCACCACTTCGAGCGCCCGAGCCTTGGCGATTTCCTTGATCGCTTCATTCCGCAAAGCGTTTGCGAATTGAGCTTCGTTGGCCATCGCGTCGCCCGGTTCCGGCGTGTCCTGTTGGTCCTGCTCTGCTGAATCAGGCTGGTCGACTTCACCAACCAGTTCTTCCCCATCCTTCGGCTCTGATCGCCCATAACGCTCGCGAATGTCCGCCTTGCTGATCTCGACTCCCATTGCGCGGAATTCCTTATCCACGGCCAACTCCTGCGCGATGTCCTGCCGCTTGGACGGCACCAAGGCGAACTTCACCAACACTGGAACATCGGGTCCGAACATGTAATTGATCACGAACTTGTCGAGTTGCCGGTTGAGCGTTTCACTGATCAACGAAGCGTCCGCCCGCTCGCGCTTGGCATCCTCCTGGCCTTGCAGGGATGCCCCTTGCCCTTGACCAGATCCCGCCGAAATTGTCGCGAGGTCACTGCCGAGGATGATCGTGACGATGGTGCGCTTCAGATCCTCGTGAAGCGACTGGAAGGTGTTGTCCCCACTTCGGTCCATCGGTGGGAATTCGAGGCTCGCGGCGTTGTTCAGAACCAATCCCCAATCCTCGCCAATGGCCGCAAGTGCGTCCTCGGCGTTGTTCCACTCTGCCGAACCCTTTGGCGCGTCGGTCTTGATCACTGGCAAAGGCTGGCCAAACTTCTCGCAGAATCGCACCCATGCTTGCAGAAGGCTTCGCTTGCACAGCCAGAGCGTCGTGACGGCCTCCATGTAGTTGTCCGCCGCCGTCACAAGCCACTCGCCAGCCTTCATCTCGATCCCGTAGGTCTGATAGTCGGACTCCAAAAACCGGAGTTTGCCGAAGCGGTTTTCAAACCAGTACAGCGGGCAAAATCGAAGCTCTGCGGCCAATTCGCCGTTGGGATCTGGCTTCCAAATGATCTCGTGAACCGCCCACCCTTTCGCCCGTGCGTCCAACATCTGGCGAGCAAGCACGCCGACGCCACCCATGACGTCCTGCTTCATGATGTCGGTGACGCGGAGGTGTGAATAGAAGCGTTGCAGCGCGTCCTTTTGCGCGTCAGCCATGGCCACCATTGCGGAATCGTCATCGTCAAAAGCATCCTCGTCGACGTTGACGGTCCAGTTCAGTGTTTCAACTGCGTCCCCGCGCTTTCCGCCCGCAGTCCTCACTTCCGGGTCCCTGTTTTGCATCGCCTCCCAGAATCGGGCAATGGTTAGCGACCCCGTGTAAAACGCGTCCAGCTCGGTTCCCAATCGCTCGGCCGTCGCTTGCCGAACCGGGTTGAACCGGAATTGCATGGACTGCCGAACGCGGCTGAAATCTAGGCCCGGCTTCGCGGGTGTTTGTGCTTCTGGTGTCATAATCCGGTGGTGCGTTGTTCACGCGTTCCCCTCCCAAATGCGAGAGGGACTGGCTTTGAGGATGCGCCCACTACCTCTGCGAGTCGGGAGTAAGCATTGCTGAAAAGCAAGTGGTTTGCAATGCCATCGACATAATCGCCTAACCCGCCGGACTCGTCCTTGTCGCGCTCTGAGCCTGAAATGTGGTGTTCGTCAAACTCGCGCCAGATGTCGGCATTGTGGGTCGGGAGCCGGATCACTGGCAGTTGCGCGGGTGAACCGTCGGACCCGGGAACAAACTCACCCTCTGCTGGCGTCAGGAACTCCCGGACGACAGAATCCACGGCTTCCATGCGGTTGCACGCGATGAGTGGAACGCATATGGAGTTGCCATTGGGCCCAATGAACTGGTCCGCCTTGATTCGCATCCCGTCGCCCAGCTTCCGCACGTCGAACCGCACGACAGCGGCCTTCAACCCCTGCCACTTCTCGTCCCCGTTATGGTCGCGGATGAAAGTCAGGCCACCCGGAAACGCGACGTGACATTGCCCGGTGTCTGGGATGCGAGGGAAAGTTGAAACCTGCTCCAATCCGTTCAGCCGAAGCGCCAATCGCCTACTCTCGCTCGTTTCTGGCATCTGGTCGATGAATGTGCAGGAAACGCCGAGTTGCTCGCAGAGTTGCGGCACGCGGACGCCCACTTGTTGGAGCGGGATGGACTCGGCCCAAACGATCCGCTTTTCGTTACCGCTCACCACCTCTCGCACGACGAACCAACAGCGCCCGCCCATGTCCAGGCCCGCATATCGAACGCTCCGGTTGCTCGCGACTGGGGCCCCGGGCCCGTAGTGTGTTAAACGTCGGGCCCGGTCCATGATCTCCGGGTCCAGCTTTTGCGCCGTGCTCTTGGGGATCGCCAAGACATCCGTGCGGAACATCAACATTTTCTGGTCGCTCTCCACGGCAAGCCGCCAGTCGTTGACGATTTTCCCGAGGTCGATAGCCGCAATGGAAAGCTGAGACACTCGGAAAGACCAGTTTTCAAGCCTGATTTGGTCGAGCCGCTTGTGACGCCAGACGGGTGCCTTGCGGTCCAGCTCTGCCCCGCACTTCACGCACCCGAGGAAGTAGCTGTCGGCCTTGTCATACCCCGCAACCACCTCTTCACCGCGCCGGAAATCTCCCGCGTAGGTCAACCTTGCAGGCTCCACGGCGTCTCGCTCGCGAAGGCACACGATGCCCGGGAATGAATCCTCGGGGTTCTGCGCGTGCCCGCATTGGGTGCAGTGGAGTTCAACGACGCCTTGCGAGCCGTCCTTCCACGCTTTGTTCATGCCGCGCCCGTGGACGCGCTGTGTGCCCGCTTTGAAGATCAGGCGGAGGTCGGAGGTTGTGAGCCGACCAGCAACGAACTTCTCGTTCGACTGGTTCACATCGTCAACCTCGTCCACGAGGGCAATATCCGCGCTGTGAGTCGTTGGGACTTTGTTGAGGCCGGCGAACATGCCGACCGCTTTCCTGATGCCGTCCGTGACAGAGTAAACCCCGATGCGGTTCACCGTCTTTCCCGATTCGTTGGTGATTTGCCCCATCTTCAGCATGGACGCAAACCAAGGCATTTGATCGACGACGTTAGGCCGGAACTTGGTCTGGACGAGGTCCGAAACCAAGTCCTCGCTTGGAAGGAACGTCATCACGTTTCGGAACAACTGCCCCGTGGCGTACCCCATCAACGCGTGTTGAATCGTTGTCTTGCCCCATTGCGCGCCACCAGCAATGGCCACCTGCGCGTCTTTGATGCCTTCCGAAAGGATTCGGTCCACGCAATCCACAATCGCTCCAATCGCCTCCCGGCCTTCGAGCGTGAACCGAGTGAACGTGCCCCGCGTCTCGCGTGATGCGCTGCCGCCAGGGACCATAGCGTCCAGTTCCAGGAACTCGCGGAACGACTCGCGCCGAGGCATTGCCGTGGATCCACGCGCATCGCATTTGTCCGGCTCCCCTTGGTACGTGGCGCGGAATGGGGATTCACCGATTGCGGCTTGCGTTTTGTGGAGATAATCGAGCGGCACCTTGGAAGGCCAAAGCGCGGCCCCGTCCGTGATCGCCTTGTAATGGATCACGCGCCATCCGCCCTGTGCAATGAGTCGCCCGGCAAGGTCCTCGTCGTGCGTCCGTGAGCAAATCAGCACAATGCGCCCGCCGGCGTTCAGCCGGGTGAATGCTGCCGAGACGTACCAATCCCACACCTTAGACCGATTCACCGCGCTCGCGGCCTCAGCGTAGCTCTGAAGCGGATCGTCAATCACAAGCAGGTCGCATATCGGAACTTGTTGGCCAACCCGAATTGTGGACAGCACTCCACCCGCGTCCGTTTCAATGCTCTTAATCGACTTGAATGAACCTGAGAGCCTGAGCCGTGGAAAGATCAGCTTTAGTCGCGGGGCTTGCGTGATTCTGCCGTGAACAGTGCGCGCCGACTTCAATCCATGTTCGTCGCTCCAACTCGCAAGGGTGATCTTGTGTTGCGGCTGGGCGCCCAGAATCCACGTCAACGATTCCACGACCGCCCGAGACTTCCCGTGGGACGGAGGTATGACGATGATAACCCTATCGCGCTTTCCGCAGATGGCACGAATAGCCCGTTGGCTAAACTCCGCCGGCTCGTACTTCGGATCAAGCCATGCGGAAAGAGCGCCGGGGAAATCCCGCGACGCTCTCATGCCGTGGCCCCATTCTTTGAGGCTTTCCAGTGGTTCAACTGCGGTCATTCGTCATCTTTAACCACAGTCTGCGCCAGCGCCCGCTTGACGTCATCCGGCGTCAATTCGCTGGCCGCAATCAATTGCTCAATCTGAATCGCACCGCCGTTCACGCCTGACAATTCGCTCCTGGATGGTGCCTCGATCCCGAATATCTTGTCCATCCGCTCCTGTGCTTTTATGCGCTCCGTGACGGTTGAGCACGGGTCGCGAATCACGGCTTGGTAAAAAGCCATTGCCCGCTCCGCTACGTCCGACGGTTTGACGTTCGCGGATTGTTTGAACCGCGCGCGCGCGCGTTGGATGTAATCGAGTATCGTTGTGTAATGAACGTCGCCGTATTTCTCCCTAAACATCCGCTTGATCTGACCTTCGTGCATGTACTGCGCTTCGAGTTCCATTACGAACTCGATTTTCTCTTCCATCTCGTCCTCGGTTGGGCGGACGGGCTTGCGTTTGTGGCCGCGCTTCATGGCCTTACTTTGGCTTGACTTCCGTGACGGTCGCTTGTGTAGAATTGCTTTGCCGAATCAACACCCGACGAATCGCATCGTCGAGTTGCTCTTGGGTGAAAGCTGGCGCGCTGTTCTGAACCGTCGCACCTTGGCCGGTGTAAACCTTCAGGCCGTTGACGCCCTGCTGAAACCCAGCTTGGAACGTGTCCGCAATGGCTTGCGCGTCGGACTTGATACCCTTGGCTGTGACTTTGGTGTAGTTGGTCCCGCTCCGCTTCTCGATTTGAAGCTCCCCGATTTGCTTCGCGAAAAGCCCGTTCCGGTACGTGGCTCCGTCCGGCGTTTTGATGACAGTGCATCCGACCGCAAGCACTGCGATGAATCCCGCAAGTATGGTCTTTTTCATTGGTTGTGAGTATGTGGTTT